ATGAATATATTTGAACAAACACCACCTAACCGCAGACGTTATGGTCTGGCTGCTTTTATCGGGTTAATCGCCGGTATCGTATCAGCATTCGTTAAATGGGGGGCTGAAGTACCCTTGCCGCCTCGTAGCCCGTCTGATATGTTCACTACTGCATGTGTTCCGGAATCATTAATCAGAGCGGTGGGACAAATTGATTGCTCCCGCAATTTCCTGAACCCTCCATATATTTTCCTTCGGGACTGGATGGGACTTGCAGATCCTAACGCAGCGGTCTACACCTTTGCCGGGCATGTGTTTAACTGGGTTGGTGTAACACACATCATTTTTTCTATTGTGTTCGCCGTAGGCTACTGTGTAGTTGCAGAAGTTTTTCCCAAAATTAAACTCTGGCAGGGGTTGTTGGCTGGTGCATTAGCCCAGCTTTTCGTACATATGATTTCCTTCCCTCTCATGGGACTGACCCCTCCTCTCGTTGACCTTCCATGGTATGAGAATGTATCCGAAATTTTTGGTCATTTAATCTGGTTCTGGTCAATCGAAATTATTCGACGAGATCTACGTAACAGGATTACTCACCAACCGGATCCGGAAATCCCTTTGGGGACAACCCGCTGATACCATCAATGAGATACTAAAAATGGCGCATATACAGCGCCATTTTTAGTATCTATGTGCTGAATACCACCAGCGATCAACACTGACGCCAGCAAGCATGAGAAAGAACAGATAAGCCGGACTGTTCAGGAAATGTTTGAAGAGGCTGATATGTGGCTGGTGTCAGATTAAGGGACAATATGCTGCAGTGACGTCATTGCATACGACGCGCCGCGGCAACTACCTATTGCTGAGGCTCCTGCTGAATTTGCTCAAGCTCCAGTTCAGTGTTTTTCATTGCCGTCATCGCATCGTCATTGCTCTGGTTCCAGATACTGTCTGATGGCATCTGCACACGAACCGAGACAAACGCATCTGTCGGTATGTCTACTGGCTCGCCATCGGTCACCGTTTCCGTAAACGCACCGTGTTCATCTGTATTTCCGATTCTGTTCTGAGCAAATGATGGCGATGATGCGTGAACCCGGTGATAGGTTTTGATCAGCACCGTTCCGTCAGCATTAACCGTGTAATCCAGCCAGATACGTGGCTGCTTATTGCGATCAACCGGTATTTCAAAACCACCATCAACCCCGCCCCACGCAGCATCAGCATTCAGGCCTGTACACCCACTTATCAGGTATTCACCTGCAGACAGGCGTGCAACAACACACCCTTCTGACTCCTCATTGGTTTCATATTGTCCATCTGAGAAAACCTTAACTACCGGGGATGATCGCTTGATGAAGCCGTTAGAATCTACGGTTGTGTTTCTTGAATGCCATAGTCGTGACCAGCCTTTCCACTGCTCATAAGACGTTTTATCGGATCGCTTTGAGTTCAGATAATATTCATTATCAGAACCCCAACTACTGGCCAGCGCTGTTCCAATATTATCTGCTGTTGACGGGAAGAAATTGACGGTACTGTACTTTGCCGGCGCATCCCAGGGACCGATGTTGCTCGTATCTCCCCAGCTGAACATGGCAAAGTCTCGTCTGGATGTAAACGCGGCATACCAGCTACCGCCGCTACCGTCTGTTAACTGTCGGTTTGTCGTGGCAGACAGACTCTGGCGGGCTGACTCGGGACTGTTGCCCCCCGTACCACCCTGAGTGACACTTAAAGGCGTTGTTAACCCACTGAGGCTGGTGATGTCACTGTTAGCACCTTTTTTAGCGTAATCATCAAGAGCCGTCTTATCTGCCTTTTTATCCAGGTCCGTTTTGTCAGCTTTCTTATCCACCAGGCTCGCGATACTGTTCCAGGCTGGTCCGGAAAAGCTGGTACCGTCAGGCAATCTGACGGTAATTGTTCCGGTACCGCTGAATACCTGCTGCCAGTTCTGCTTGTCGTAATTCAGGCCGCGAAGCGCCTCAGCACTCTGTGTCACCAGCGCGGCGGTCACCATATTCAGCGCCACCCGAGGAACCGCTGACCATGCAGCCCCCGACTGATTAGGTCCGGTATAGTTACTGACCAGCGTCAGTCCTGTATTGCTTTCGATTGTTTTGACCGGGAGCGTATACGGAATGCCGCCTACAGTGGCAACAACAAAATCGCCGGCTGCCAATTCGGTAGTAAATGAAGTCCCCGCCCCTGATACCTGGGCAGAATTATTCGTCAGGGTGAGTGTTCCTGCTGACATAGATTTTCCTCAGTACATGTTCGGGATAACGAGAATGGGCATGGTGATATTTCTGTTACGGGTCATATCCCATCCATTGCTGAAGTAATTACCAAAAACCCGGTTATAGGCAGACCTGACGCTGCCGCCCGACATCACAACACCTTTTATACGAAGGTTCCCGTAACCGCCGTCCATACGGACCTGTGCGCCGGTATAAACTATCTGGCAGAACCCGCCGCCAATATCCTGGAATGCATCGGTTATCTGAATTTGCCGGTCATATACAAAGGGGCGTTTCAGCGTGGAGAACGTGACCTGACCTGCGGCGTTGGTCATCGTGATGCCATCACCGCCGACAGGTGCAGTCTGATTGAATATCACCAGGTCTATGGTCGCCGTTCCGGCCACGTCGTCCCGCCCTGTGTACGAGATGTCGCGAACGATAATATTGCCGCCATCAAACCCCACCGATACATTCGGGTTATCCCATTTCCCAAAAGGAATGCCGCTTACCGGAAGCGCAGCACTGCCGTTAACCGTGATGCGCCCGGACCAGGCGCAGGTCATCAGCGCGGCCTGATTAGATATGGCGGTGAAGTCGGTAGAGTTCGCAACCAGTAACCCTTCGTTATAAGTCGCTGCAGGCAGCAGTTCCATAACGTAGCCGGACCAGTCCGGAGTAAGGGATTTACCCCCGATTGTCTCTGCGCCAATGATGACCCCGGAGTCCCCGTTCCGGGTGACCCCCGTCATAATGGCTACATCAAATTCAGCAAATGAGTAGGTGTAGACAGGATTGGTGGGTATCACAATAACCTGAGAGCCTGGAACCAGTGGCGTGTATACCGGGTACTGCATTGGCTGGGATGACCAGCCAGAGAACGTTGTGCAAAAACTGGGGGCCCGCAGCCCCGCAGTAATTGCCATCACCGGACGACCATCGTTGTAATCAATCAGAATACCTTCCGGCATTATGACCACCTCCCGACAACAACCCGTCCACCGCCAGACAAATTGACAGTTAGTCCATTACCGTTGATAACGACGGTGTTATTCGTGCCGTTAAATGCAAACTGACCACTGTTCGCATAAAACTGACCATGAAATTCACAGTTACCATTTTTATCGATATTCCACCCGGCCCCTGAAGGGCCTGAAACGAAAGAGGTGGACCTGATATAGTTGCCAATCTTTGCATTGGTGATACTGCCATCCTGAATTAAAGCATCACGGATAAATACCTGTCCGTTATAGACAAAGAACGCAGCAGTGTAATTTCCCGGATCACTTCCGGAGTAAATACCGAACTGGTCAGCAGCAAAAACCACCGTGGATTTATAACTGCTCCCTGATGGCTCAATGGACATGCCAAACCCGGTGTTATATTTCACACCGTTTCTGACAATGCCAAGGTTCAGGGTGTATGATGCTTTCGCAGTGCCATCGCTTTTAACCTCGGCTGTCATCTTCTGGTTAACAGCCGCCATCAGCTCACCTTCAGGACCGATCTGCGCCTGAACATAATCAGCCAGTTCAGCGAATGCACCATCCAGATTTGCAACCGTGGTGGTCACCGTCATAACTTCGGCTTTGACTTCACCGTACTGCTCAAACTGACGCTGTACCGTGCCGTGATTGGCGAGGGCATTTTCCATTATGCCTTCAAGGTTTGTATCCACCCCCTCTTTAATATTCTGGAAGGCCTCTGATTTCTGGACAGAATCGTCAATGAGATCAATGAGACTACTGGTGTCCATAGAGCACAGCGCCGGTACTTCGATAAAGCCTGATGCACCAAAGGCGTTAATTGTCCTGATGTACCAGTAATAGGTATGCCCCACCTGTAGTTGACTGCTGGTCCAGGTGGTTCCCATTCCCTCGCGACTGGCGTTATCTTCAACTATTTCAGTTGACGTCCCAGGCAATTGAGTTTCGCCCGATGTCCAGAAATCGAACTGCGTGGAAACATTAGTGATCGCCGCCAGACGCGGGATCAGCGTGATGGCAAAGAAGCCCTGCTCAATATCAACATGAGAAGGTGGTGGCGGGGCTTCTATACTGAATTCCAGATAAGCCTCCGGGGATTCAGCCCCCATCTGGTTTACAGCAATAACGTGTGCTGTGTAGGTATTTTTCGGTAATCCGGTAAGACGCGTGAACGCCCCCGGAACCTGGACAGACATGACCATCTGACCATTACGGCGAATGATCACTTTGTTGTAGACCACCTGCCCGATGTTCTGCCAGGACAGAATGCCCTGTACGACCTGCCCGATTTCCTCCACGGTGTATTTCAGGTTCTGCGGCTGCGCCACGCCACCAGATGGCAACTGAGTAAACGGCGGTCTCTCAATCGGTTTACCGATGGCATCGCCCCATACATCCGCTGTTTCCTGTTTCAGTGTCAGTTGCACGCCGTTCTGCACACCGAATTTCCTGTCCGTCACCCGCATCTCAACGTTCACGATGCCAATAGACGGGAAATTGACCTTCACATACATTCCGGGACGATATCGGTAACCGCTGAGATTCAGCGTAACGTTCATCGTTCTGGCAATACGGGTACGCTTTAACCTCACATCAGCGAGGCGCTGCGCCTGAAACTCACTCGTCACAAATCGCAGTTTCATATCCTGCGATATTTCCACCCCGTCTTCTGCCACCCATTCACTGACAGACACAGAGGGGAAATCCGCTTCGGTATAGCCCTGCTGCGGATCGACGAATGTCCCCTTGATAGTGTTAACGCGTTCCGCCTGAGAGACCTCCGGCATGATTTCGATATCACCGGCCAGCTGGCTTTCAGTGATCACTTCGGTAGCGGGTCCGTAATAAGCCCCGACCAGAAGACCATGTTTGCCCGCGGTATACGTTACATCCCCGGCGCATGCCGCCAGCATTCCTTCCAGAATACTGACTTTATTTTCACTGAGATCGAACTCTCCGTTAATCGTGTAACGCTTCTCAACGGTATTACTGCCAGTAATCACATCCTCATCACAGATGTTCGCTGCTTCCTGAAACTGTTCCCAGAGAATATCGGCGTCAGGCACTTTCAGGTAATTGCGGTAATAGTCCAGGATAACCAGCGCCGCATTGTTGCTGTAACCCGTCAACCCCGTCCGTGGGTCATAAACGGCACGCCCGTACTTTTCTACCTTGATATTCGGGATACCTGACGGGAATTTTTCTGCACTGAATTTGAGGGACACGCGCAGCCACGTGATCCCCTTTCCGATCATGTCTTCTTTCCATGACGGACAGTTTGCCAGCATATATGGATCTACGGTCTGCCGATTGGTGTGCAGCTCAAAAGATGCATGCTCCGGAAAACTGCTGATCGGTTCGTCACCCAGCCAGACGGTTCCAGTGCTGGATAATGAGTGACCCGCCAGCGCAACAGCCAGGTGCAGCATTTCACCGTCATCCTGTTGCCCCGACTCTTCCTCTGAAAAGAACAATGTTCCCGCTGTCGTGGTGTGACCATAAACAACCGTTTTGGCGCTGGCGGCGGCACGAAGGACCTGTTTACGTTCCGATGTGTCACGGTAGGAATCCAGTGATGGCTTTTTGGTCAGCGCTTGAGTTGCCACCTGGGCGGCCACGGTGATAGCCATTGCGATCCCGTAATACTGATATGAGGCGGCGGCACCTGCAGCAACGGTCGCAATAATAGGAATAGCAGCAGGCATTAACGCACCCTCCAGACACTCAGCGGCTTAACCCGCAGACTGACAAGACCATTTTCACCAGGTACCCATACAACGCCGGAATACACCACCCCGGCACACCGCGATCCCGCATTTTCAACAACGGCAATATCCCCACGCTGCGCCAGCTTCACCGGCACTTCATCGAGATACCGGGCCAGCACCTTTTCAAGCGAACCGCCACCGCGCAATATCGCCTTTTTTGCCCCATGTTCGCTGTCGTAGGTTCCGCGCCAGCCTGCCGCAAAATCCTCGCCGCACATGGCCTGAGCACAGTCCGCCGCGAACAGGCAGCAGTCATGGCTGCCCCATAAAAAAGGCCGCTTTTCAGCGGCCCTTATTACGGTGATTAATCTGTTATGCCAGTCCGGATGCTTCATGTTGCCTCACTTATAGGTAAATCCTGGCGCATCTTTTTTACTTCCCCAGTAAATAGAACGTTCAGACATCTGCGCTACATACCGGAATATACGGTCGCCGGGATAAGCAGCCTGCTGCGATTCATCTGTATAGCGATCAGGGAAAGGACGCTGCCAGTCTTCAAAAATATTACTGAGGGTGTACTGCAGGGCGTTTGTCCCGCCAGCGGTCGCCCCCGTACTGGATACCCGCCCTTTGAACAGGAGATCAGCAACCTGGACAACGCCGTTATCATCCATGGCCACCAGATAGATTTCGGCATTTCTGCCAACACAGCGCTCATTCAGCGTGGTGGCAAAGAGAGCCATATCCAGACCGGAAAGGGTCATTTTGACCTGTGTCGGGCTGGTTGTGCTGGTTTCACTGGCATCATCAACAGAGCCCATGCGGCCCATGCCGTAATAAACATAGCCGCCGAGAACCAGCGTCCCGGTACCGGAATGCACATAGACGGTGCCGGATTCAAACTGAATATTGGCGGCGATCGCGACCGTCACCCTGTCACGGGATAACCAGTCCACCATTGAATCCGAAAACGGGAAATACAGCATTAAAATGCCTCCTCAAGCTCCAGCGTGTAACTGGTAAAAACACCCGGCACACGGTTACCGGCACCCTGTTGGTTATCCTTCAGTTTGAAAATGCCGTAGGGTTTCGCAACCTCAATGGCAGCATTAGCAGGCGGCGAACTACGCAACATCGGCGCAAATGCAATCATTGCGGTACCGTTCGCCGCGCTCGTCACATCGGCTGTAACCATCTTTAGCTCGTCGTTAACAGTGAAATAATCGCCCTGTCTGAGCACCACTGTTCCCGGCGTCCAGCCCTTACTCTGAAGCTGGGTTCCGGTCTGATTCGCGCCATCAACAACTGGCGTTCCAGCAGGTGTTCTGCCACTTCTCCCCCAGTCACGGACTTTTACCCTGCCATACTCACCATCAAGCGAAGCCACCAGAGCATCAATAAGCCTGGACTTTTCATCTGTCAGGTTATTAAAGGTCAGGGAACATACCCAGCGGGTACCGGGGAAGCGTGCGGTTTGTGATGATCCATTGAAGGGAGAACGAAAAGTTTTGGTATTACTCTCCGGTCGCCAGGTTAGCGACGCGGGACAGACATCTTCCGGCCATTCGAGTACAGCCATAGATTCTCCTGCATTACTCTGCGCATGTCAGCGCTACTGATCATTTGTCAGGATGTTACTGGTTTACATACCTGGTTATGGTTGTTACTCAGCCCGTCAGTGGTGGGACACTGGCGTTCTCTGGTTAGGAGGGACGGCTGATTACCTCTGGATAAGGAAATAAAATGAAGTTTTACCTGTCTAAAGTGCAACTGCTACACATTGGAATGCCAGGTGATTACGAACCAGAAGCCGGGGCTCCAAATGTCAGATTTACCGTTTATGGCGAGCACGGAGAAAGCATCACCAATCATATATTCATTGAGAATGCGAAGAATCGCTCTCTGGCGGAAATTGAAAAAGAGATAACCCAGTACATCAGAGAAATATACTCTTCATAAACCGATTGATCGACGCAACGGACCACGACAAAGAAAGTCTTGATGTATTTGTTTTATAGCTGCGGCAGTAGCTTCTTCAGTTGATTTTGACATTGCCAATGATAGTTCAGCGGTCTTATGTTTGGCCGCTTCTTTCATATCAGATATTTCTTTTTCCAACTCTGCAACTCGTTGCTCTAAAGTCATAACTGTCTCCCGCCTTTCGGCTTAATGAATATTATTAATGCATTACACACCAAGTAAGCGCCTCGCCTGGCCTCTATTAGAGAAGTCCTGCAAGATATCCTGACGCGCCTGCTTCGCACCGTCATTCGCTCCCTGTCGCGCAGCTTCCTGCATAGCCTGCTTCAGTGCAGCATCTCCGTTACCGGAAATAGAGAAATGCTGCTGAATAGTTTGCTGGAGCTGAGCCCCGCCACCGCCAACAGAAGAAACTGTGTCATCCACCATACGAACACCGAGATTACCGTCAGCAGTTCGCGTCAGGGGCATTATCGCTTCAGGGCCAGCCTCTCCCATCAGACCTGCACCTTTTGCAAATGCAAACATCGTCGGGCTATTCACGACGCCATTACGGAAACGACTCAGATCAGGGGAGTCCATTACGCCGCCCTTAGCGAATTTCAATTGAGATGCCGCACCAGTATAAGCTCCGGACGGTGTTGCACCGCCAGCGGATGCTGCACCAGCTACTGAACTACCAAACATCCCACCCAGTGAACCAAACCAGCCGCTATCACCAGCAGATTTAAGCGTGTTGACCATAATTGCTCTGAGCAAGACTTTCTGCAGCTCATTCAGCACACTGTTCGCCCAACTTGCCCAGTCAGCTTTATTACCACTGAGGGCGTCAGCCATGTTGTCCACCAGACCATCAAGGGTGTTACCGACTAAATCTGACACCTGAGTGTAATAATCGCTGGAAGTATCTACCCAGTTAGCCAGGCCATTCTGCGCACCGGCTAGCCAGTTACCCTGCAATCTATCCAGTTCATCATAATGAGAACGGTATTTATCGAGTCGTTCCGCCAGCGCTTTGTCCAATTCCTGGTTATAACGGTCATAATCCTCCTGGCTACGAATATCTCCGCTCTGATAGCGCCGTTGCAAATCCTCTCGCTTCTCCAGAAATTCGCGTTCAATGCTGAGTTGCTCACGCACCCTTTCGCGGGCTTTATCACCAAGCCCTGCGCCAATGACATCTGCATCAAGGGAAGCCGCTGAATTCGCATTTTCGCGCTGAAGGTTCGAAACGTATTCAGCCAGTTTTAGATTTTCCTCGTTCGCCTTTTTTACGGAATTTAGGCGATCAACCTCTGTAGCCAATTGTTCAAGGCGTTGCTTCTGTGTTGCATTAAGTCCAGTTAGCTTACCGTCAGCGATATCAAATTGTATTTTTTGTTGTTCAGTAACCTCTGCGCTTTTTTTTCCAGTGGTGTCGATGAGAGCAATCTGACGGAGGTAACTTGTCTCCATTGATTTAAAAGCTGATTCAAGTTTTTTTGCTGAAGCAGCAGTTTTTAATTTCCCGTTTGATTCTCCTGCGCCAAGACCATAATCTGTTTTAGATGAAGAATAATTACCTAAGGTTGCTGGATATAGAGGTAGGTTATTTCCTGCTTTAAGGATTGCTCGGCGGCGTTCAAGCTCTGATCGTTCAGCCAGTTTCCCTTCCACATCCATTCCTAATCTGTTGAAATCAGCAAGATAACCTTCGTCATTTAAATCTGCATCAAGGTTTCTTATGCGACGATCAATTTCCTCTATAGATGCATTCTCCCCTACTGCCCGCCCCCCTTTGTAAAGATCGATGAGTTTTCCTGCTTCAGCTCCAACCTTAACAAGCCAGGTAGCGAGGTCGACCACGCCACTAACAAGGTTGGTGATACCTTTGATAACTTCAGGGTCTTTAAATACATCACCCATGTCGCTAATTGATTTCTGCAGGTTAGAAAGGTCAACCTTTGCTAATCCAGCTGATAATTCAATCTTAACCCCTTTAACTTGGTTTTCCATATCCTCAAAGATTGAATTAACTTTTACGAGACTTTCTATATCGGTATCATCTGGTGCTACGCCAAATTCTTTCGCAGCCTTAATATATTTTTGTAATTTATCACCGCCCTGATCAAGCAAAGGAAGCAACTTAGAGAGATCGTTACCCAAGCTTTCAAGAATAGTAGTCTTTTCAGCGTTTGTTTTAATCTTGCTCAGAGCATCACTTATGGCTAAAAGTTGCTTATCCGGCGATTCACTCGATAATTTTTTAGCTGATAAACCGAGTGCATCCAATGCATCTACAGCCTCACCTGATTTATTCAGTACCGAGTCACCAATTTTATCTCCGATATCTTTAAAAATATCAGCCATTTGATCGCCTGAAACACCTGCTTTTTCTGCAGCATACTGCCAAGCAAGTAATGATTGAGTAGACATGTTGAGCGACTTAGCCCAACGGTCAGACTCAGTAATTTGCCTGGAGGTGTTTTTTAACAGGTTGTATCCAGCCACACCTACGCCAATAGCAGCGGCGCTTGCTGCAGTTGCTGCCCCTGTGAATGCAACAGCTACAGATTTTGCATCCTCTTGAATCTGTTTTCGCCATTTCTGCGATGCCCTTTCAGCCTGGCTTAGGCCGCCAACAAAGCCGCCAACTTTGGCAATTAAGTCTATCGTTAATGTACCTAATGATTTACTTGCCACGCTGTCCTCCAGGTAAAAAAAAGCCCCGCAAAGCGAGGCATTTTAATGCTTATTAAATAGTGTAAATATTACTTTTATTTTTTCTTTGCTTGCTCTGGATAATCTGAAACATCAAAATCGAACCCCTGTTCGCCAGATTGATAAAATGTCACTCCAATAGTGATTTTTTTATTGCTCTTGATATATTTTTCGAAAGACTGTGGGTTATCAAGAAAAATCATATCTGATCTTCCAGACGCCTCACTACTTGCAGTCCAGGTTTTTACCTTTCCGTTATCGCCCTTCGTTCTTATTGAGCAATCTGAGTAACCACATACAATCTGCCCTTTAGATATCACGACATAGGCATCAGTACCTTGTTTTCTTTTGCGGAAAACCAAGTTGAGTACAGATCCACCATCAACGTTGTAAGGGAATGGGAAATTAACATGATTTTTCGACGTATTATAAAAAATCTCCCCAACCTCACCAGTCACGCTATCTTTCGTGGGTTGGTTATGCCAGTTAATAACTGTAACTGGTTCTTTTTTTACCTCTACTTCTTTCACGACATCATTTTTCAACTTATCATTGCTTACCTGAGTGCTCCCCACTGTTTGGCTAGGCGCTTCTTTTTTATTGCTTACTTTGCCAATAAAAAAAAGAAGGATAAGAACCCCTACAAAAATAAAAAACACCATCATACATCCCGATGGACCTTTGTTTTTTTTTGCTATGGGAGCTCCGCACTTTGGACATGATGTGGCCTTGTCAGATACCTGTTCTCCACACTCTTTGCATTTAATTAAAGCCATTCCTTGATCTCCTTATTTTTAGATAGGGTAGCAAGGAAAGCGTTTCTAATAAATTCTACTTTTCAATTCCACGTCCTCATCGCTTCCTGCAGGCTAATTGGTTCGTTAGCGGCGACGCGCTCTACCGCTGCAATGTGAGGAGCGAAGTCAGCAATGCTGAATGCCGGCGTGTTTGTACCGCGATTCACATTAGCCAGCACAGAAGAAATCAGCGCTGCGCCCCATTCCGTCCGCATCATAGGGTTCAGGCTTCCGTATTTTTGACGATACTGAACCCACTGCTGGAACTCAAGGAAGCTAAGGCGTTCCTGCGCTTCTGAAATGGTACGTCCACCAATCCCGTTAAGGACTAGTTCGCACCAGATTTCGTCTTCTGCGCTGAGTCCGTCTTTCCCAGATCATTAACTTCCTGAATGGCCACCAGCAAAGCAACTGTAAGTTTTCCATCCAGTGCGCCACGTTCCGGATCAGCCTCACCGGTCACATCAGCAACGGTAAACACCTGATGCCCGTCTTCGTCACAGATTGATGCTGCAATACGGCCAGCAACGCCATCAATCTTGCCAAGACCGGCGAGAACGTCAGATGTAGCAGTGTGATAACCCAGAGGGCGAACATAGGTTGTGGCAATGTGCTCTTTCCCGTCAGCACCTTTCCATTTAATTTCTTTCTCAACAGGACGACCAGTAAAGGCGCCAGTTTTCTTCAGCGTATCAAGAGTCAGTTTCATGTTGTTTTCCGGTATAAACATCAATGGGGCGGGGAATATTCCCCGCGCTTAATTAACTGCCTGGTTGCGCTTTCGGAATCCATGCCCCCTGGCCGGAACGCTGGATGGTGGCAGATGTCTGCACGACGGTATTACCCTGGAAGTCAAACGGGAAGTCGGAAACATAACCTTTGAACACGTACCAGGTACGATTTGAAGGCAGAATCAGTCCATCAACAGCATCAGGGGAACTACCCGTTGTTGGTTCAGACTCACCATCAGACCAGCCGATCGCAAATGTCACATCGCTCTGATCGTTTGATTCAGCCATATTGCTGAGCATCAGGTGGCTGGCATTCTGTGGATCGGCGTTAAGCGTGGCAGTCGCCTGCCCCGGAGTACGCAGACCCTTTTTATATTTTCGGGTGTTACGTTCACTGAGGCAGGTATCGTCAATCTGATCTGCCGGGCTGCCGCCTGGTGTGAATGCCGTAATGCATTCGATTTCGCTCACGACACCATTCGCGAGCACAAAAAGTTGAGTGCCTTGAGTCACTACTGACATAGTCATCTCCGGATATAAAAAACCGGCTTATAGCCGGTGTGATGTGAGTTGTTTTGAGTTATCGGTTGACCAGCCAGTCAACGTCGAATGAATAACGGTATTTGAGGGTTGCGGGGTCTCTGCCCTGCGCAGCCCAGCGAGCAATGTAAGCCTTGCGCTGAATGACATCGCGCAATACTCGCGCCACTGCAAGAGCATCGTCATCAGTGTCGCCATACACATCAACCTGAATAGAATAACGGTCGATGTCAGGGTTCTGACTCAGGTAATTTTCAGGTTCACCGCCCACGTTCTGCCAGACCGCGTAGGGATACACCAGGTCATCATCATGCATGCCAAACGGATAAAGCCTGACCGGGTGGGCTCCGAGTAGCTCTTTTACTTTCGGGTCTGTCGAACAGACGGAAAAAACTGGAGCAATCATGCTGTGGTTCCTTTCTTCTGCGCGCGAGAGACAGCCCTGTCGATAGCTTTTTCAAACTCGGTAGAGAAAACGTTAACTACCTGCATATCAACACCATTCATCGCGGGCCTGAGAATTGGTTTAGCTGCAACATGTTCTGTTCCAAACTCCAGAAAACGCCAGTACCAGGTAGCTCCACCTGGGTTTCCCTTACCAGAACCAGCAATCTCCCCCATTTCCGATAAAGATGTTTGCCCCAGTCTTGCTCTACGGCGATCAGTTTTCCTTTGTTCACGAGCACTTCTGGTTGCCCTGGCTCCGCCAAGTACGCCAACGCGGAAAGCTATATCACCAGTTTGCCTGTATTTCCGGCTATCAAATCTCGCTACAATATTTTTAAAGATGGCTTCATTGGTAAGTGGATCATCCACTCTTTGAGCATTCCCTCTCGCCCTGTCACGGATAACTTCAGCAGCCTTTCTAAGTGCAAATCGCCCTGCTTTACTTTTTGTCACATCAGTAATTGCTGACATTTTCCCCAGCAAAGAATCCAGTCCGGTAAGGTTTACTTCTACACCATCAGCCATCGTTTACCCCTTCTGAGCACGGGAGCGTAAGGTATTCACGCCCGCTTTTCGGGTCGGGCAAAACACCTTCGATATTGTAGATGCCACCACGAAAAAGAATACGGTGTTTCCTGGTAATCCCTGCACGATAGTTAATAACAATGCGAGTGGTTATTTCCCCCTGAACCGCCTGCGCAGCAATAAATTCACGCACTGACGACGGGGAAACTTCCGCCCAGACAGTTGCCACATCCCGCCAGGTGTTTTTTACGGCTCCCGTTGTCGGGTTTTGATCTTTTACCGTCTCCTGCAGGGTCACCCTGTGACGTAATTTCCCGGCTTGCATATCACCCCCTCGGTCTTTGACTCAAGTAAACGGGTCGCTCGTCGCCTAATGAAGTAGCATCAATACCTTCATCTCCGGCCAGTGACTGGATAATGACATCACACAGGGCTTCATTTGATTCAGCCAGGCGGTTTAACGCTTCCGTCTGCCCTCTCTGCGCTTCGTTCTGTTCGCTCAGCGCTGCTATCAGCGCGTTTACCTGTTGCTCGTTCATAAGCTATTTTCACCCACTTTTTTATCCACTAGCGCTGCTGATAGCACCCGGAACATGACATTTATCCCCCTTAAATAATCGTTGGCAGTCGCAGCTCCCAGATAAGCATCGTCACATCAAAAGGTAACTCGCCCTGCTTTAAATTCTGCACTGTTGTGCCATCAGGATCGTTGTAAAGCTTAGTGACAAGGCGTAACGTCGCCTCCTTTGCCAGCGAACATTCTTCACTTTCCAGCGGTCGGTTATTGGTATCAACGATTTTGTCCCTGCTGCCCTGGCAAAAACGAATAATTGCGGAACTTGCGGCACGGATTTTTCCTGTTAGATCATTGTCGCTATGGTCCCCATCAATACGGCAGTGGTCTTTAACCTCATCAAGAGTGACGAGTTCAATCATGTTTTATCCCTCCCATCACGACCGCGCTTGGCGGCCAGCGTCCAGCCTTTAGCGCCTGTTTCACCAGGCTTACCCTGCGTCTGTTCGTCACAGTGCCAAAGAGAGCCGCCCCACGTCACAGTGTCGCCAGGCAGATATTCATCACCTGATTTGAATACGCCCCGGTACACCATAACTGGCAAATCAAAAGTTTTTTTCTCACTGGCACCACTGGCGTGGTTAACGGTGACAGTGAAGTTACGCATCCCTTCCTTGCCGACATCAACGCCAGCAACACCATCAACTACACATTCCCAGCCACGCATGCCGTGAGTTTTCTCATAGGCCCGCCAGAGGCCTCCGTTATGGGTGGCATAAGAACCACGGGGATAACTTTTTGACCCATCAATAAAAGGCAGTAATTCCAGCGCAAGCGCATCGCGGCCATCTTCGCCGGGCCTGCCAGGTTCCGGCGCGGGGATCTCAGCCATAGCCTCACTGATGAGAGCTTTAACATCAGGAATTTCCGGCATTGCTGCCGTAATAAGCTCCTGCAATACAGGTCTGATGTCCTCCACTGTCACGCTTTTGCCGTCCTGCGGTACAGGAATTTCCGCTACGGCTTCACTGACGGCATCGTCAACGGCCTGTTTGAGTGCCTCCGGATCGTAGTCTTTGCCGTCTTTCGGCACAGGCATTTCACCAACTGCCTTGCTGACCAGCTCCGCCAGAACAGGGAGAATCTCTTCCACTGTCACGCTTTTGCCGTCCTCCGGTACGGGAATTTCCGCTACGGCTTTACTGACGGCATCGTCAACGGCCTGTTTGAGTGCCTCCGGATCGTAGTCTTTGCCGTCTTTCGGCACAGGCATTTCACCAACTGCCTTGCTGACCAGCTCCGCCAGAACAGGGAGAATCTCTTCCACTGTCACGCTTTTGCCGTCCTCCGGTACGGGAATTTCCGCTACGGCTTTACTGACGGCATCGTCAACGGCCTGTTTGAGTGCCTCCGGATCGTAGTCTTTGCCGTCTTTCGGCACAGGCATTTCACCAACTGCCTTGCTGACCAGCTCCGCCAGAACAGGGAGAATCTCTTCCACTGTCACGCTTTTGCCGTCCTGCGGTACAGGCAGGGCGGACACCGCCTCGCTGACCATAGCGCCGATATCTGGCAATTCAGGAGCCTCAGGAACCGGAAGAGATACCACTGCATCGGCCAGCAGCGTGGTAAAGTCAGGTGCCGGAGTATCCTTCAGTGCCATGACCTCCAGTGAGAGCTGTTTAAGCTGCTCTTCCGTTGTTCGCTGATAGTCACTGAGGCTTTTTATGAAAGACTCGCGAAGTTCGCCAAGCGCAAGAGAAAATTCCTCTCCAAGAGCCCTGATAAGGGAAAGTTCACGTTCATTCATTTGGTTAACAATCCTCTCAGCATGGCTTTTGCCGCTGTCAGTTCAGTTTCAGACATAGATTTCCCTTCCGCATCGTCAGGCGTGGTATGGCTGCCGGTACCGGATTTGGCAAACGGATCATCAGAAGCGTCACGCCGCGCCAGTGCCTCAAGACTGAAGTTCTGCTGCTGAAGATACAGCGCATCGCCTCCGGGTAAGGGAGGAAGGTTTTCACTCCGTCGCGCCTCATTTGGCGTCAGGATGGTATTTTTCACACCCTCGCCGAGTGATTTGATACGGCGTTCGCTGTCCATACGCAGCAGCGCATTCACATCAAATTCAGTACCTGAATCCCCCTCAAGCCCGAAAGCCTCATCCAGAAGTAGTTCTATCGACTCAATGAGCGACTGAAGGCACTGCGAGTAATACTGCTGGTCCTGCGCTTCGATATTGTCATGAGTGGGTAATTCACCAATGCCAACCTTATAGGCCGGGACATGAAAGACAGAACAGATGATCTGCGCCGTCATGCTTAACTGCTCAACAGTCTGCGCATCAACGGCTGATACCGTTGTCGGGTTATACTTCGCGCCATTGCTCAGAATGGCGGTCTTACCTGAATTCTCACCGGAATAACCAGAATCCCAGTTGTCTTTAATTTTTCTGGCGTTATCTTCAGTCAGGGAACCAGGTACTTCAATCACGCCGCTCGGCTTTCCTCCGTTGCGGAAAAAATAGGCCGAGTTTTCCTGAATGTGATGCCCCTGCATCGCCGCGAGCCCAGCGGCGTAAATGGGAGACAATCCGATGAGCGGATGGAAAAGGCAATTGAAGCGATCGTGTATTACTTCGCGCGCCGGGACTGTAATCGACGATTCAATTCCGGTCATATTGTCAGGGTTTATCTGGTAGAAGACAGAACCATCATCCGCCACCAGCGGGGTAACCTTGTTCCAGTCCAGCAGCCTGAGTTCGGTAATTTTCCCTGCGTTATTACGTATTTTTAACGCCACCGTATTTCCGTGGCATAACTTCGAGCTCATCCAGTGCTCAAAGAACTGGATCCGGTTCTGAAAGGCATTTGGCCTTTTGTACAGTGCCGGAATATCCCCTGTTTTTACTTCCTGCATGACCCCTTTTGTGTCACGGCGCATCAGCCGTGGCGGCATCTTGGCGATATCACTCGCAATCAGTGATATGCAGGCGAACACAGCATAATAAGAAAGAACGGTGTCCTGATTAATTTCAAGGTTACGCTGCCATGCCCCGGCGAATGGTTCATGCATAAAGCCGAATAATGGCGACCAGCCTCCGCGGCTGACAGGCTGCTGCAGGGCTTTTTCTTTTCCCTGTTTTCTCCGGAAAGGATTCCACATTAGCCGTTCTCCGCTTTTCGCTTGTTCTTTTTGCCACCAGTACGCGCGCCGGTGAAATATTCAGCCTTGCCAAGCAGCACCAGCACCCTTGCGCACCGATCGTCTACGGATTTTACGTCTCCCGGAACCGAATCATGGGTACGTTGCAGATATCTGATTTTTGCCATGCATTACGGCGGGGTTTCCCCCGCCCTCCTTCCGCCGTTTAGCTGCCCTGGTTGGAGCTGTAGTTCACTCCAGAAATAACCGCCACCGCTGCCGTGCGACGGCGCTTCCAGTTGATCCAGCGCTCGGCGCGGATAGCCACACTGTTGGTCTGGAACATGGAAACCAACTCAGTTCCGGTTGGGGTGATGCTGTCGCCGGTTGGTTCGCTTTCCATTTCCAGAGAGGCTTCACGCGACATGTCCACCGCCACGCCGCCATCATCAGCCAGATAGATATCCGGTGCGTTAAGCAGCGTCAGGTTGGTGCCCGCGAACTGGGAAACGATAGCCGGAAGGCCCTGGAAGGTGCCGCCAAGCAGGGTCATTTCCGGATACATTTTTTGTCCCAGTGCGTTTTTCTTCATGGACAGCGCCAGCGCGTTAGTACTGGACATGATCCATACGCCGCCCGTCGGTTGCAGATTATTCGAAACAAACTGGGCGAAGGCCGCTTCAGCATCAGCATCCGGGTCACCGGTAGACGGAACGGCCACAATACCGTTGGTTACTGAGGCCGGAGAGACGTTAGCAACTTCAGCTTTCGCCGGGTTGATAAAGTCTGTATCCAGACGAGCAATGACCGCTTCAGCCAGGGCGTTACGCACCAGCGCATCGGCTGCCGGGTTGGAGAAGCGGATCAGTTCATCGGTCAGTACCGCGATAGCCGCCACCTTGGCAAAACTGAACGTGATCGATTCAAAGTCGAATTTGGTCAGCGGTTTGGCCTTGCCCTGCCCCACCCAGTTCGCTGAGCCGCCGGAAGTCTGCGCCGGGATACGGATGTTGAACGGAACCTGACGCAGGGCCGGGATACCACCCTGCCCGAAACGCCCGATAATGGTTTGCGGGCGGAGGAATTCAACAAAATCCAGCGCATATTCCTGATATTCAACCAGCGCACCAGCCCACTGAGGGTCGGTGGTAGTACCGGCGCCCACGGCAGCTTTCAGTACATGATGCAGTTTGGCGTCGTCAGGATACTGTTTGCGGGCGATCTCCAGCGCTTCGGAACGACTGCCGTTAGCGGCGGCCAGCGCCTTCGCAAAGCGGGCAAAGGCAATACCTTTTTCCAGCTTCTGTTCGACGCGGATGATGCCTGGTGCACCAGCCTTAACGGTAGTGACTTCGCCAGTAGCGGCTTTTGCTACCGGTTTAGCGGTCGATGCCATATTGCTTTCCATATCGCGCAGGCGTTTCAGATGCTCATCAACCGCCTTAATTTCGGTAGACGTGTCGTCGTAGCTTTCAGTTTCTTCTGCGTCAAGCGTACGGCCTTCATCAGCAGCTTTACTCATGATGTCGCTCAGCGAGGCTGCCAGCGCTGCACGCTTCGCTTCGAAGCTCTTGATTTGTTCTGCAATATTCATCGAATTGGTTCCTTTTTTGGTATTGGTTGCTGTAGCGCCAGCGGAAATGGATGATTTAACGACGGTTTTTTTATTGCCGGACGCGGCAAGAAACTTGCGATCGATTGATTTAACAGACTGAATGGAGCAATCACCGTTGGCAGGAACAGTTACAGCAGAAAGCTCATACCACTCCCACGAAATAAACCGGATGCCGCCATCGTCAATAAAGCTGTATTCAATGGGCTTAAATCCGATAGAAAGCCCACGGACAAGACCCGTTTTGATAGATGCCCACGCTTCATCAAGCCTGGCGACCAGTTGCGATGGCATATCCGCATCTGGTTTTACCAGCTTTGCTTTAATCTCGATGCCAGTGTCGGTGACATTTGCTTCTGTAACCTGGCCTATTGGCTCGTCATGCCAGTGTTGCCACAGCAGAGGTAACGGAAGAGTAAATTTCACACCGGCAGGGTCTACAATGTCGCCATAGCGATCAGGTTCAGGGGTACTGGCGATGCCGGTAATCTCCCGAGAGTCCTCATTGACCGCCTTTACCTGCATCAGGCTATAGGCGCGATTATTCATTTGCTGTCCTCCAGAAACGAAAAAACCCGCCTGTGCGGGTCATTAACTGACGTGTTTGTTATACGAAAAATACCTGGTAATCTTTTTTGGCAGGTTCAGGGTTAAGGGCCATAAGGGAAACAGCGTTGAACAGCGCCATCAGGGGATCAATCTTGCCCTTGCCACTGGCCTGCTTGGTGATCAGAATGGCGTTGCCTTTCGGCTCAACTCTGGCATTACCGACACACCACGCCATCATCGGCTGACCACCATGTATCAATACGCCCTCGGCAAGCTTTCTCTCGGTGGTTTTAATCGCGCCGCCAAGTCGCCAGCCCTGGCTGACACCGACTACCGCATCAGCGGGAATTCCCGCCTCAATAAGTGCATCGAGTATCTGCCCGACCCCGGAAGGGTCAATGCCGATCTTGTCGAGCAACTCCGCTGCATGGATTCGGCTGACGTATTCGGCCACCTCTTCCGTATCCTGTCCGACGCACTTCACGATGGTCAGGTCACCGGCTCTCACGAAGTCGTGAAATCGGGATTCCTCACTTTTACGCCGGCGAACCGCTATCTCATGTGCCCATGCATGACACCAGCAGAGCCATTCTCGTGTTGCAGCGTCACGCCCGACCGCAGAAACACCCAGCAGATCATCAAGGCCGCCGCCGTCTATCCCAACGGTGATCACCTCTGATCGCCGTAGTAAGTCTTCAAAGCTGACACGCTGTGCCTGTTGCTCCCAGAAATCGACGCCCGCCCAGCGATCGGTGCGCAGGTTCAGCCCAATTTCAATATTGAGGTGCTTGGCCAGAAACTGCTGCAATGTGCCATCGGTTTTTGCCTGATTTTTGCGAAGCTGGTCTGATATCCATTCAGCGCTGACCGAGAGCCCGATATTCGGATTAGTAATGTAGAAATTATCCGGATCGAGATAGGCCTTTCTTTCAACCATGCTTTGTGGGAACTCATAGAGAATTCCCAGCGTTTTGGGATCGTTGATTTTTCCGTCGCGTACAGAGCGCCAGTAATCAAGGCGTTCTTTGAATACGCCAGCAGGCGGCTCATCGCTTTGAGTGGTGAGGTAGATAACCCACCCTTCATTACGGGATACTTGTCCGCCCGTCGCCTCCATAAACATCGCTTCGGCATTGGCGCGTTTGCCAAAAAGCCAGAGTTCGTCGACAAGGATCCGGCCGGACTTTTTACCGGACACCGTATCAGTATCAGCGGCCACGACTTTCAGTGTGTTACGCGTCACCCGGTGCGTGATAGTGCGGATATGATCCTGTATCTGGAACATGTCGGTGAGTTCATCATCAGCGCGTATCATCCCGGCAGCAGGCTTAAAGCTGTTGTCGGCAACCTCTTTAGTCGGTGCCAGAATCAGGTGTTCTTCATCCTCTCGCCAGCACAGGATAAGTGCGGTCAGCATAATGCCCGCCGCGATTGTCGATTTGGTGTTCTTCTTCGATATCAGCAGCCCATATTCGCGAATCAGCTGGTTTCCTGTCTCAGCGTCATAACCACCGAAGATGACCTTGACGAAATCGAACACCCATTCTTCAGAACATTCTCCGAATGTGGGCTTGCCCGGCAGGTCAGAAACCCGCAGTTCCCGGAAGATACTCAGCGCCTGCGCCGCTTGATCAGGAAAAATGGGCGGCGGAATGATGGATTCACCGGCGACCAGGCGCGCTTCCCAGTCCGTACAGGCTGTAGACCACTGCGCCATACGTCACCCCTTATTATTATTCACAACCAGTTTTGGCGGAGCCATTGAACCGAACTTACTGGCACCAGCGGCCGCTTTTGCCGCAGCATGGCGCGCATCTTTTTTCCCTGTTTCCCCCTTTTTGGGATGGATATAGGGAAGCATGGCCTTCGCCGCATCCTTTCTGACGTCAATTTCTTCGGTTGAATCGTTCATTACCGCCATAAGAAATTCGAGCGGATCATCAAAAGTCCCGGCAACAGGTGGGGCCTCTGGCGGTGTTACCGGAGCCCTGTTTTTTTCAGGGTTGTTTACCGCTGGGATGTAAACATTTTGACGGTACGTCGGTACGTCGTCTGTTTCGATGACTTCCTTTTTTTTACGTCCAATAAACGCGATGACCTCCGGGTCTTTTGCAAGCTGCGACCCCTTGGACCGTGCGGATTTCTCAGAATATCCCGCCTTTATTGCCGCATCCTTTTGAGACATACCGGACATCAGCGCGACGGCGAATTTTCGCTTTTGCGCTGTTAACATGTTTATACCCTCCAGAGGTGGATTTTTTCTGTGCGTGAGAGGGGGCGCGGTGTCCGGGGCGAAGGGGGTAAGCTCTCAACCCTCCCCCCCCATCCCCTTACCTGTTCCTGGGTGGCGGTAAGACTTCGCCGGTCTCACCTTCAGGTTTCACTGGCTGGTATCCTCCACCTGGGAGCCTGCTATCAGTTTTCTTCGGCGTTCCATATCGGTTCCGCATCTCCCTGCAATGCATCCATGTAGGCTGCGCGCCTTGGCTCAGCTCAATCAGAAGAAGTGCCAGACCGACAATGAAGATCAATACCAACCACCCCATATTCGCCTCATATAATAGTTATTGAATCGTTGTCATTAGTGGCCACAGCATGCTTCATTGCTTCCTCATCAGGCTGTCCCGTCGAGGCTTCACGAGCTGACTTACCCGAGTGGCAATCGATGCAAAGCGTCCACAGATTGGACTCATCGTTATCACCGCCAAACTGTAACGCCACACGGTGATCCAGTTCGCTGTCATGCAGGCCAACGATGCGACTGCACATACAGCAGTGACCACCATCACGGACATAAATTCGGCGCTTCAGACCCACCCTGGCGCTACCACTAATGCGCCGGCTCTCACCATAGGCAGGCTTAATTCGTCGGGTGTCGATGGCTTTTAATCGTGGCTGTAATGTCTTTAGCCTGGACATGTAACCTCCATGCCTGGTGGATTATATGTATGGGAAGGATCAACATCTCAATACAGGAAACACAGCCAGTCGCCATGCGCGGCGGCGCTCTGTTCTGGGTATTAAGTCAGGGTGGCGCTCTACCGGTTCGCCGTCTGCGTGATCAACCAGCGAATAGCACGGGTAGATCACCTCGCCGCCATATGCATCACCAACGGCATAATCAGCAGGCTTACTGTTGTCCCACCGCTCCAGTACACGCTTAATATGATGCTGTGGAACGCTATAGCAGACGCCGTGAATCAGTCGCGGCAACGTGATGTAATTGGTACGCGTCTTGTCGGCCGCTATCAACCGTTCTGCTACCTGCATCTGGTACTGAGGTGGGCGGCCAGTTCCCAGATAAAAGCTCACCAGTGAATCGGGGAAGCGATCTAACCATCCAGTAATCAGAGCCACAAGGTCCGGTACGGGTAGCGCGTCATCCTCAATGATTACCACCCTACAATCCTGCTTTGAAGCCCATTCAAGCGCCCGCCGATGATTCCATGCTGCCCCATGATTGCATGGGTCGATCATCGCATGGGCTGCAGGTCCTATGTGGTATGCCAGCGCTCTCGCCTGTTGCTCTCTGGAATGATGCGCAACCACCACAAACTTCACTTGTGTTTCCACCATGCACCCTCCTTACCGACGCCCTCGGTTTTGAATACAGTGTGAACCAGAGGGCCGGTGATCAGCCTGTCAGCGAATGACTGCGCGACAATGCCGAACGCCAGCATGTCACCCACCGCGGCGCCAGCATGCTCTTTCTTCCAGAAACGATAACTCTCGATCCGGTAGTAAAGACGGATGATGCCGTGAGCGAACGCCATTACATCGGCACGAGTACCACCCAGCAGGCCCGCGTTAATCATCACATCGTTGCGATACGCCTCAATGAACTCCTGATAAATACGCTCCGGATGATTCTGTTTAGCCCAGGCGTCGGCGTAGGTCTTCGGTTCTGAACCGACATAAACCCTTCCTGGCTGCATTTCACCCCACGGCTCGCGTAGCATCTCGACATCGGTGCCATCGGTACACCAGACGAACCGGTATTCTGGATGATCGCGCAGGTGCTGCCAGATGTGCAGCCAGCGCCGAAAATAGACGTTCATTGCGACATCAGGAACTGTCACTAGTAGAGCGCCACCGGGAGCGGAGGTTAGCTGGTCGGCCAGCACTATGGCATCAGCACCCCGGATTGATTTAGCCCAGGTGGTCAGCGCCGTCGGGTCAGGCTGCATTCTGCTACCGCGCTGCGGGTCAGGCTGGCTGGTAAGTAATGTTGTTATTACCACGTCGCGCTGCTGCCGGTATTCAACGTAACCGGTAAATCCAGTATCGCGCCGTTCGTTGTGGATCTTAACGTTACGTTCCACCAGCGCCTGACGGTCTGGCCTCGGTACCGAACGCTCTACGGCCTCGTGCTCATCGAGAGAATGAATCAGCTTTTCTGAACCGACGACGTCAGCGTAAGCCCACGTCGTCAGGCCAGCGTTATGAATTCGCAGGGCGAGGTCACTGTGTTCGTACATGCCACGACCATAAATCGGATCGAATCCGCCCACCTTCTCAATGGCGCTGCGGTGGTAATAGAGCATCACGCCGCGCTGCCCGGTGTACGCCACATGCTGATCGTCACGGTAAAGCACCGAAAGGTCGTTCAGCTTATTGCGTCCAGCCAGATCCAGAAACTGGTAAGCCAGGTGCGGCTCAGGTGATTCGATGTAGGGAAGATGCCAGTTATCAGCGATGGGCCAAGCATCATCATCCCATAAAAAAAAATGCTCGCACCTGGCATCCATTAGGGCTGACAGACTGGCGTTCTTCGAAGCAACAATGCCGAGTGATGTTTCGTGGCGAAGCAACTGCACTCCGTCAGGCACTGCCGCTGCAGGTTTTGAACCATCATCGATAACAACCACCAACGCGCCGGCTGGCAGGTGCTTCAGGTGCTGTTCGAGTGCACGTTTTAAAACTTCGGAGCGCTGATGTGTCGAAATGGCAATACCGATCCGCGATGAAATTGCGCAGGCGGGTGCATACGAGACACCATTAATAGTGACCTGCATTTGATTTTCCTTTTAGGCGTGAGTCTGTCGCACGGCAAAGCCGCCAAAAGTTAACGGATTACCCAAGCTCACTACTGAAATACACTCTTTGATGTGCGCGTGCGATGCGCAATAAAAAGCCCCGCTTATAGCGAGGCTCAAAGTTATGCACATGACACTAGCAATCAAATTGGGATGGGTTTAAATCGTTGGATGGCGTCTTCCACGTCAGGCATCAAAGGCTCACGCCCATGGTGACCAACCAGATACATCTCGCCATTGTCTGAGATGTACTCATTAATAATGAAGACAACTTCACCAAGAGGAAAGGTTTTGTCTGGGGTGTAACGGATTTCACGACGACCATCTTCAATTTCATATACCTCGCCATTACGTCCTTCACCAAATAGCATTACATCCTGCATAAATATCCCCACATGTAGAAAATCTATCCAGACATTATCACAGGCACTCAGTGAATGCCTGCGGTGCGGATTAACACAGCCTTGTTCAAACTAAGTGAAACCATTTCCATATCTCCAGTAATGAATCTTTTATAGAGTCGCAATCTTTACGACTAACTAATGGAAAGGCCTATTGGGCCCTACAACAGGATGGCTGCAACTCGTGGTCATCTCCGATAGCTAATTTCAAGGATATAAAAAATGATTGATCCAACTTTAATTGCTTTACTTATTGCTCTAGCCCCCTTTGCCTCCCCAGTAATTGACTTGCTTATGGAGTGGGCAAGACTGGAGCTAAAAGAGCGATATACCCGTAAAAAACTCAAGTAATAGTTACCCCAAGCACCTTAAGTTTTTTTCTCTTCTGGTCAATCCTACTATCAAGCACAGCCACTGCATGTGGGCACATGGCATCAAGAAAGGCTTTATCCTGATAGGTGGACTGGATTGTCACACCAAGCCAGGCACCACTTTCCAGCATGCCTTTCTGCCGCTGTAGCTCTCTCATCTCGTTATTTAGGTAATACGCTTCACCTAGGTTCTCTACGTTCATTGTGCCGCCTTATAGTTATTTGACTGTCTCACCGAGTCGTAAATGCGTTCACACGTCATCCCGGCGGCATAGCGTTCGTCAGCGATTGCAGCATATCGTTTAGCTTCTGCTGCAATATCTCCGAGCATGTTGGCGAGCATTCCGGCGCTGACGTCGGTTGTTTTGCTTCTGACGGTAGCGGCAAGATCTGCGGTGTGCTTTGCAGCGTCCAGGCGGGCGGCAAGCTTTGTTGCTTCGGTGCGCAGCTGGCTAACAGTAGCAGACAGACCAGCAGCAGTGGCAGCTGATTTAGCGGCTTGTGCTTGTGCATCTTTTACAGCCTCATCACGGGCAATAATGCGCCCTTGTTCAATCATGCGGGCTGCGGTATGCGCGTTCGCTGTTTGCGATGATTCCGCGCTGTCACGTTCCGCCCACTTTTTTTCCCACCCGCGACTGCTCCATACACTGCCGGCGATGAATGCGACGACCACCAGCAGCGAAATAACAATGAACTGATAGCGTAGACTCACTGGTCTATCCCCCAGCACGCCAGCGCGCTTTCCTGGTCCCGTCTTTCTACCTGCCCATAGCAGCCATTTTTCTGGCCTTTGGTCAGGCGACAATCTCGACCACCATCTTTAATCCACCAGCGGATCGCTTCACAGGCGCCTTCACGGTCGCCAGTATTTATTCGCTTATAAAACGTAGACGGGAAACATTTTCCGGGGCCGATGTTATATGGGCAGAAAGAAGCGATACCCGCTTTCTGCGGTTCGGTCAGTGGTACTTTGATATTTCGCTCAACCCACGCCAGCGCCTTGTCGCGTTCAATGGCGTTTACCAGGGCGCATTTCTCAGCTGACAGCTTCATGCCCTGAACTACCGGCCTGCCATCAACCATTGTGGCACCACGACAAATCGTCCAGAGTCCGCCGCCGTCGCGATACGCCTGCTCGCTATTCCCCTCTTTCTCATCCAGAAACTGATCGAGAATAACGGGCGCGGAAGCCCCGGCAAGAATCAAACTAACGACCGCTGCGCTCAGTTTATTCTTCAGCTTTGGTGACATTGCCATTAAGCCGGTCCTCCCTTTCCTTTTGCCTGTAGTACCAGTTCACTGCACAGGTAATAACGGTGCATGCGATACCGACAATAATTGCCCAGTCGCTCAGGCTTAACCCTGCAATTCTGTCGGCCAACATCCAGGACACCTCTTTTGCTGTTTTAGCGGTTTCGGCATATGCCTTCGCTGATACACCGCAGCCGGCAAGCGTGGTTCCTGATCCATATGAAAGTCTGCTGTAAATGGTGCTCATTCTGGTCATAGCCCTACCTCCGACTTTTCGGATGGCATTGTGTGTGATTAAAGGGTCAGGCTTCACGGGCTGGATGTATCAACAAAGCGCGTTGCGGATGACTTCAGTGAGCCTGAAAAGAGGTGAAGCGACGAAAATCATTTTAAGCAGAGTGATATTCATCTAATAATTGCACGTTCAAACAGAGTAACCTGTTAAATTCGCTAGAAATTGAGGAAAGATAATGATCGTCAATCAGTTAAAAACTCTACATAAGAACATGCTCACACAGGGTATTACACGAACTCAGTTTCAATATATGCATAATCATTTAACATTTGATGTACTGTTCATTGCAGAGGAAAATTTCGAGTTGCTATTTGGTGCTGTTGGGCATAACTGTAGCTTTTTTGTCAAAGTTCAAAAAGGCTATGATCTGGTACCAATAATTAGACCAGAGTCAGCCTTTTTATGCCTGATAAAATTACTTAAGCTGACGTCGGATCCTACCAATCGTTTTAGTGCTAAAGCATTTTTCCAAGACTTCGCTTTGAAGATCCCTGAAACAGTCAAAGCACGAAATAGCACACTACCATCTTCCCTTACCCCAGAGATTGATGAGGCAGACAAAGTCGTATTTCTTGGATGGCGTAATAATGGAGAGAGTGGCGGCCACGTAACAGAACCTAATCTACGAAAGACTCTCAATGCTTTCGGAAAGGACATCCATGAGTTCTGTAAGATAAGAAACATCAGTAGTCGATGGTCGCCAAAAAAAGACAAATAAAACATCATTGCAAGAAGTCGCGCCCATCCAAAAATGGGGAGCTTTTCAGTCACTCAGGGCCATCCCATCATCACAGACCGAAAAGCTTTAACTGGAGCGGGCAGCAGGAATCAAACCTGCATCATCAGCTTGGAAGGGTGAGGTAATAGCCATTATACGATGCCCGCATGGTTCGCCACCGAGGGCTCGAACCTCGCACCGTCAACTTAGATGGTTGATGCTCTATCCCGATGAGCTAGTGACGGCTGGTGGACCTTGCTGGACTTGAACCAGCGACCCGGCGATGTAGGACACGACAAAATACGCCAGCCGGCGCGCTGCACTCAGGTCCGCGGCGGTTGCAATGTAAAATACAGCTCCGGCAAATGCGCCAAACACCACGCCGTAATCGGTTCCGGACAGAAATCCATAGACGCTGGCTCCCGTCAGGACACCACCAGCCAGCCCAGTACCGGAAATCGGATCGGACATTTAGCCCCCTCTTAATTGCTGTGAGTCCTCTCAGGAATGAGGGGAAATAGGCTCAGCTTCACGGGCTGGATTTATCAACAAAGCACGTAGCGGATGATTCCCGTGAGCCTGAAATGAAAAAGGCCACCATGCGGCAGCCTCAAAGTAAGTAGGATTGTTTACATAGGTGGGGTGAGAGGACCTTCTAACACCTCTGCTTCACCGTTATGGCATATGTCATCGTCTCTGGTCAGATGCCAGACACCTGTGATTGTTTTACCCGTTTCCAGATCATCAACAGTGTCGTTCGTGTAATACGCCACCTGAACAACACCGATATGCTGAATCCAGTAATACCCTTCCTTCATACATTCCTCCGCGATACTAAGCAGGTAGTATAGAGCGGAGCAGATTATGCAGCGTTGCAAGAAACCACAACTCATTGTTTGCTATCCACGGGGCTAGTTCTGGTCATAGCCTCTTCAGATGGCATTATCAGGTGCGATGTAATAACTCTACTGATGAGCCTCTTTATAGTGCGATTGCACTTCCGGAGTGCATCTAACGTCACAAGCCCACCATAACAAATTGATTTTATTCACCTCTAGAATGGTTCATTTATTGCATAAGGAACATAACAAAATGGAACCAGAGGGATGAAAGATGACAAATACACTTTTTTACCACGTACAATACTGGGGTTATCTTGCAGTTCTAGTATTACTGTATCAGGTAATTTTCAATTGAATGAAACTCATGAGCCTAAAATGAAACAGGCTCGTTCGGATGAGCGAGTCTGAGATTAGAAATTTAGCATTATAAGAAATGAGTGTGGTGCCGGGTGCCTCCCGGTGAGGCTGCCCCGGACAGCAAGCCTCGCGTGCATATTGCGTCAAAGGGATGTTGACTTTACCGGACGCCCCGCCGCACAGGGGGATTCACCACTAAAATAACATACCTTCGGCTGATCCCTGCGTCAAAACAATCGACATAACATTCATGTAATTACCCATGAAGAATATCTGCGGGTGTACAATAAGGAACCGATTAAAAAGAACAACAAGGAGGTAAAATGCGCCATCAGATAGTTATGTCATCTAAAATAAAATCCATAGGTTATTATCCTTCAGAAAAAATTCTGGAGATTGCATTTACTAATTCTGGAACTTATCAGTACATTGGAGTTTCAGCCAAAATTTACAATACCTTTTTAGAGGCTAAATCCAAGGGGCGTTTCTTTGATGGTGTTATCAAAGATAAATACCTTTGCAGAAAAATTGGGTAAGTCAGGGTAAATATACCGTATTAGGTGTTGTTTTAATTTTCGACACCTGGCTCCAGAGATGATAAAGCCCGCGAAATGGCATGCTTTTATCTTTTCTAAGGTTAGACCGACGATGTGACAGGGGTACTTTGCCGTAGCAAGTTCGCGAATACCCCTGTCGTATCGCCGGAAAGCAAAAACCCCGCGCTGGCGGGGTTCTCGTTATATTCAAATTGTTCGCTTTTCGTCGCTGCCATCGTGGCACAGCTCTGCCAAGCATGAATGGATTATCTGATTTTCTGGCCCGTTTTCAACACCATTACCAAAAAATAGCACTAATAGCTAAAATTGATTTCAGTTAGTCTATTCAGATAACAGTTTGCGCGCTTCCAGAAAGACCTTTGCTCTAAATATTTCCAGACACCAACGCACGCGCTTTCTCGCCTCCCCATCAGTTAACCATGGCGCAATCACCTGCAGTTCCCGAGTTATGTCTGAGATTTTTTTTCGGGTGGTGTAATACTGAAGACCAACAACATAAACCGGATCATTTATATCCAGCGCCCGCAGCACGCATTGCTCAACAAAATCGACATCATCATTATGCAGGGCTTCATCAATTACACTGGCAGGTGACTGGGGCCAGAGAATGCTATGTGCCCTGTTCATTGCCTGCTGTCCACGGAAACCCTCTTCACGAGCCTGATTCAATGCTGTGGTGAAGCGCTCCAGTGCCTTTTCTGACCAGTTCCGTCCCTTAAGCACATTCCAGCACGCATGGCCTCGCGGCATACGGGGGGCAGTTTTTCCTCCCACACCCTCACCCCATGTAGTGAGCAGGGATTTAATCCATCCGGACTGGATCCCCGTCAGGAGGATACATTTACCCAGCCAGCTTTTACGTGGCGCAGCTGCTGCTTTTTCAAATGCTGACTGCTGTAGTCTGCGTTGGCGTGGCGTCATGCTTTTAGTTCCTCAATAATTATTCTCCCGGTTTCTCCCCATAATTTTGATACCCGTGCATCCCATATATGAGCATCATTTTCGTAAATGGCGTCCATCAGGGCTTTCATCATATTGTCAAAATCAGGTTTAGCCTGGTGTGGTTTACCGTTGAACTCAGCACGTTTCTTTCTGCTCCAGCTCGCTGGCATCGGAAGAATGAAGGTGACATGCGAACCGCTTTCCGGCAGATCAACCCCCTGCAGACGAACTTCATCACAGAAAGCACGGTAACGCAGAACCTCGGGGCGTTTTCTCCATTTATCAGCACAGGTCATTCTGGGCTTACCAACAGGCGTGATTTTATAATCAGGCATGAGTCGATTCCCCCAGTTCGTAGAGAACCTGCACGAGCAATTCGGTTTCAGTACCGAATTTATTTTCCCAGGACTGCCGCCCGGCATGAATGGCCACTCCATGACCGCCGGTACGATGATGGGTATGACAGAGAGGAATTACGTGAAAATTATCTGCACGAACAGACATCCCGGTACCGGAGCTACAATGATGGATTTCAGCGGGAGTGTCTCCAAGTCCTTTATTGCGGCAGACAATATAATTCAAATCGGCAACGCGGGATAAGTGGAGTTTTTCAGCTTTATTCTTTGATCTGCTCATGCTGCAGCACCAGCACGAACAAAGACACCGCTCACGAAAGAACGGTGTGATTGGGGTAATTCAGTTTTATGCACCATCGCGTTTTCCCGGTTGGCGCAGTGTTACTCAGCAGGCTGTTCAGACCCGTGTTTGAGTATAACCCAACTTATCCTGCATCTGAAACAGGAAGACCAGCTTTCTTTCTGGCCTCTTCCAGTGCCCGCAAAGACGTAACAAATTCATCTTTACGTAAAGCGAATCCCCTCACCACACTCCCCTTCACGAAATAAATCAGAACCGGGCCAGTGTGCTCCGGCAACCCTGGGATTAAATCATCCGGAATTTGCAT